AGAACATCCGCGCGACATTTCTTTCAATTTATAATATTCATTTTCAGCAATGCGCTTTTTTTGCAAACGCGACTCTATTAGTTCCTTTTTTTCAGTAGGAGCTACACCATCAAATATGAATATAGGTGTTATATTGTAATGACGAAATATAGAAATCATGGTGTATATGCTTTCTATTAAACTGTTATCCGATTCATATTTATACAAATATATACTTACATCAACGACAATACGTTTTCCTTGTAATTTTGACATATGGATAGTATAAATAGAATTCATAGATTTGCAGTTTTCTTTTAAAAATTTGTTCAACAATTTAATACCCATGTTTGTATTTTTTGCTTTTAATTTATGTTTCTGATTGATAACTCAAGATAATGATTTTATTCATATAAATAACATCATTAATTAGAATTCAATTTTTTAATTTATTGTTGTCTAGCCCTACCCTATTCCAATTCAAATATAGACATTTTCATATTATTTAACAAATAATACATATGTGAATGTTTTACTTTACCAGCACCACTACCAACCCCGATTCCAACACCAGAATACATATTTCTTTGCCACTTTAACATGTATTTTTCCATACACTCTATATTGTTTTCAAACGAAGCGGTTTTATAGTTTTTTTTAATAAAGGAATAAAAATCATATAAATTTTGTTGTGTTTTAGAAAATTGTATTATGTTACCCCGACCATTATGATCATAACACCACGATAGGAACCCATTATAGTTGTGAATAAGCATACATTTTATCACATAATAAGCAAATATGTTGGTATTTTCTTTATACAAAGTTTCTCTCAACACCGCGCTAGTTTTGTCTTTCGAGTAAAGATTTTTATAAGTTAATCCCATGTAATTTAACACCTTGTTCAATTGAAAAAAACTATAAATTCGCTCATATTGTATTAACCAATCAACATTGGACAAAAACTCATCAAAACCATCCACATCACCAAGCTTCGAATAAAAATAACTACAAAAAGATATATTAATAATTTCTGCCCAAAATTCAGTATAAGCCTCGAATAAATTACCATCTGATTTAATAGGAAAAATAGCCAATACAGCCTTGTTTAAATCGCTTACATTCATATCCGAAAAGTCCAAAGCAAAATTATGAAAGCTTTCATGAATAAATACTTTGAACCATTCTTCTTTTCTAAAAATAACAATTTCAGATATTTGAGGACATGTGGTAGTAAAACCAGTATTAATATGATTGTAGTTTAATATGTTGTCTTGTAAATGAATATTTTTATTAGGTAATTGCTTTTCCAATGAGGTAAAATAAAGATATATATTCCAGTCTTTTGAACAATGAATAGAAGAGTACTTGTTTAATATATAAGACCACATCAAGATACTATTCACACATTTATCGTATTTGTCGCACTCCATAGTCGTATTCAAGTCCGCACGTTCAATAATAAAATGGATATTGATTTTTCTATTAAACATATGCAACGAATATTTTAATATCAATTTCATATTCACATCAATGTGATGTTGAACTTCTTTTGTAAATATATTGGATGGAAAATTATTAAAATTCGGCAAGTCATTTCTGGATTTAATAGGTTGCAATGTTCTCTTATACACCATTCCATTTCTCTCCCGTTTAATAGATTCTAAATAATTATTTGCATCACAAATATCATTATACAAAGAATGAAATATTTTTTTCGAGGTATTATTACATTTCATATACGGAATACATTTACGATTTTTAAAAAACCCTAATAACAACTCACTTGATTTTGTCAATTTCATAATTTTGACTAATAGGTATTATTTTATATATATGTTATTATATTAGACAAATATTATATTATTCATCCATTTACACCATTATCATATACCCCATCCTCTCCCTTCAATTTCTCTCGAATCACTATGAGATTTTTATATTCTTCCAATGGTTTATTATGGAGATAATGCATTAGTTTTGCATTTTTTGTAGCCATCAACAAATCCTTCAGTTCTTTATTTTGAGTAAATTTCGCATATTGTGCATCATATAATTCTTTATTGTATCTTGATTTATAAAAATCAGGATCAATCTCCACATTTTCTGCACGTAACAAAACCGTGTCTTTGCCATCAACCTCCCATTTACCAGTTTTTCCACCAGCGGACTTTGCCATTTCAACATTTTTAGAAAGTTCAGATCCAGTGTCTAGAGAGAAACTCAAATAAAAACCGGGGTTGTTTTGTTTGAATTTGGAAGCTTGATAATAATGTTCTACACTATTCCATTTATGATTATCCAATGTAAAAGGCTGAATCCATTCATTTGACATTTTTTTCCTCCAATTTTCTATGAGCGCCAAATCTACAAATTCCAATAAAACATCCATTCTTATTTTCTCTCCAATGCCTAACCCAGGAAATGGTTTTCCATTTGAATGTATATAAGAAATAAACATGATACTGTCATCATATAACCCTCTTAAACTTGTTTCCGATAATTCTTCGAAATCAGACATGTCGTTATCCACACCCGTACCAGTGACCGTTTTCTCCCTATCATTCCCCTCCCTCTCCCCCTTGTCTTTCCCAGTCTTCTTACTATTTTTTACAAATTGATGAAATTCAGGTATGACAGAAAATAATCCAGCGTTTTTTTCATTGTATTTTATTAAAATGTTTTTCTTGACATAATAAGGCAATTCAGAAAAAGTGAATATATGCTTTTTTCTATAGCTAATCAATTTATAATCTACACCAGACTGTTGTTTTGGTTGATCCATCATAAGCATAATATAGTAATCGGGCTCAAAACGTCGTTTTTTCTCCAGTGCATCTTTTAATTGAAAATAGTGATTTCCCATTCCCAATTGAATAATATTGGAATAATCATTTTCTTTATAATACTCTCTCGAAAAAAAGATGAATTTCACATTCAAACAGTATTCCATGAGTACAATCGCCCATTGTATAGCCCATTTGTTTCCCCAAAACTCACATGACATCAAATGTTTTTTAAATTTTTCCACACTATCTACCGTTTTCATAAATTTAAATTCTTTTAAAAACAGTGACACATATTTTTTTTCGTATATGAGTTTATCATGTTGTGCTTTTATTGATTTACCCTTTTCTGTTAGCATTTTTTTTTCATTTCTGTCCAAAATGTTGTTGTATTGTTGACGAATTTTATCGTATTCAATATTCAGATCCTTTGCGTTTTTTATAATATCATTTAACGTGTTATAAAATCGATCATAGTTATCCTTATAAAAAAGAAAAACATCTTCGGAAATACAATCACCAAATTTCTTGCGCAGTTTTTGAATAGATGTTTGTTGAGCGATTTGAGAGAAAGCATCTCTTACACAAGAAAAAAAACTATCACATCCACCTTCATTTTCAACAATGTCATAATAATTATTTTTCATGTATTTAACTATCCAATTATCAGAAGTTTTATTATGGTATTTTTGAATAATATCATTGGCACTAGCTTTTGTTTCTTCTTTCAATAAAGGAGGAATTTCTATGCCTTTTGTCAAAACAAAAAAATCTTTTCTGTTTTCTGGAATTGTTATAACATTACTTGATACATGTTTTTGTTTTGTATCAGATTTTCTCTCCATCAAGTTTTCCGTATTTGTTTTTTCGTGATCCTCACTCTCATCCTCACTCTCATCCTCACTCTCATCCTCATCCTTATCCTCATCTTCATCCTCTACCGATTCTATAATCAATCTTTCCTTGTCAATCATAGATTTCGTAGCAAATTTAAACAAAAGAGGTCTCAACCCAACATTTCTCTCTAAATCCAAATCACCATCTTCGTTTAAATATTCTAAATAGTAATTAGCATCAATTTCATAAACACCAATTTGAATCGCTTTGTTACTCTTATTAATCAAATAAATAGGAAAATACAAGATATTTTCAGATTCAAAATCGCGTTTTACTTTACCAATAGCGACAACCACAGGTAAGTCATGAATAAAAATATTGTATAATTCTGACTCCATTTTATTGTCATCATGATGAATTTTTTTCAATTCAGGGTAACTAATCTGATTATTTAATTTTGATAAAACCATATGTATGTTATATGTTATAATATTATATATTTATATTTATCCTTACATAAAAATATAATGTTTTTATTTGCAATTCAACCCACTACATTTCAATAATATCCATTAATTTAAATATGGACTTACTTGATAAACTAGGATATGTTTTTACTTTTACTCCTGCTAGATGTTTAATAGTTTCTACTATTTTGTTGTGATTTTCTATACTAAAATTTTTATTTTCATTATTGAACAATTCTTTATTATAAAGAATAAAGATAATCTCAATATATTCATCTACTACAAATTTTTTATTTTCTTCTTTAATTAAATTATTTAAACTGTCAAGTAGTTGAATCAATAATTCTTCAATTTTACCAATGGCAATAACATCATATAATACTAAATTAACAAAGAATGACACTAATGCTTTACGCTTTTCATTTTCATTGTTCATTTTACAAAATAAATCGTAGTTCTCGTCAGGTGAAACATAATAAAGATTATTTAAAATATCACCGAGTGAAGCTTCTTTTTCTTTAAAAACGGATTTAATAAAATCGTATTTTGATATCAGGTTAGAATATAAATTAGCATATAATTTTGAGTAAAAACGGTTCGATGATACTATATCAAATATTATGCTACTGATTTTATGGGCTTCTTCATCAGAAATGTTTTGACTTATTAGTTGATCTATGTTAGATACTACGTTTGTATTAATTTCATCATAGGTTTTAATAGACATTTTATTTAAATTACTACGAATATTATCTATAAAAACGTCAATACCTTCATGTTGTTCCATTTTAGTTGTACTAAAAGTGCGTATGGTTTCCCAATCGTCGTCCTTGACAGGATCCAATTGTTGTTTATTTGACATTCCTTTATGTCTTTTTATAGCATTGTTGTTTTTGATGTTTGCACCATTTCCAACACCTCCTCCACTACTACTACCAGATCCACCAGCACCACCATATATCGATCTAGATTGATATTTTTGCGTTTTAATATCATCATTTTCGGTATTTTGTTTTTGAAAATTAGGTGTCTTTATATACGTAGGCGAACCCACTTCAGATG